GCAAACGGCGAATAATGCTTGCGTGTGGGTTTGTGCTTGTGTCAGCAATCTGGTTGATCAGATCAAAGATTGCCATGTCGTGTCTTGTTGTCATTGCTTGCTCCAATACCATTTGTCGGGTTTCTTCAGTAAGTTCGCCTTGATTCCATGCACAGCCTTCACTCATTTAGTTGCACTCCATGGCCCCCAGCCGTAACCGTGTTTGTCAACGCCGTAGTTGTAAATCGCTAACGCTGCACGCAAATTAACATCAGCCTGTAACAAGTTTTCTGCCTCGGCAATAATGCCGGCATCAATAAGCCATGGTGTCCAAAATCCGTTGATCTGCATTAGTCCGCGCGACCCACCGTTTGGGTCTTTGCTGTTGACCGCGTTAGGTATGCAGCGCGACTCACGGAACATGACAGATTCGAGCACGGTGCGCTGATCGGCAGGCCAGCCAAGGTTTACGGCAAGCGCGCTGAACTGCTCACAAGCCGAGCTGTACGGGTCAATGTAAATCGTGGACGACGTGCTGGACGTCGTGGTGCTTGGCTCTATCAAATATGGCGCTAGGGCAATAGTCCCAGACGGGCTACCAGACGCGTCAGGAGCCCCTACAGCGACCGTAAAGCCAAAGACCGTACAAAGCACTAGCCCTATGATTTTTTCTGCAAAGTAGTTCATCGTTTCTCCAAAGGTATGGGCTGACCCCAAGTTGAGGTTGCCGTTCTGAATGCGATTTGTCCCAGTAGGAACTTGCCCGACTCTGGGCTGGTAAAGATCTGTACCAAGATTTCTTGGCCGTTGTCCATCACTCCTGTATAGACGCTGTAATCAACGATCTGCGGTTCAGTCATTGCCTGTCCTTTTGTCGGTACTCCGACCCTAGAACATAGATCAAGGCTTAGGTGGGATTTCCCCGAACACCTTCAAGAATGCGGCTTTTACCCAGATCACCGAGTCCGCGGCTTGTGGGGTTATCTCGATGTGGAACCAGTCGCCACCTGGCGCGCCGTGGATTGTTGGCTTGTCATATTTAAGCCATGCCTGACGATCGCAACGCCATGCTCGACCATGTTCTTTTGGGAAATAATCCAAAATACATTGCAAGCCAAGATCGTTTGCGTTAGCAACCAGTTTGTCAATAAAGACAAGCGCTTCTTTACGGCCTGCTTTTGGGTTCTTTTCTGATTTGCGATATGACAGATCAACAGCTCTGCCAGTTGCGTGAACCGACAATGAGCCTGGCTTACCGCGCATGTCACGTTGACCCCAAGAACCGTTGTTCCAAAGCGCGCCATTTGATGCGGCGATTGCTTGTTTAATCCATTCGTTCATGCCAGCACGGGGCGCTGGTGATGCACCGTCAGCGTTGCCGATGTAGTCGCGTGCGTTTGGCACGCCAGCCTTAGCCTTGGCTACTGCCACGACCAAACTTCATGTCTTTAGGATTGAAGTAACGCAAAGCTGTTGGGCAGACCGCGCCGATGGCAGCTGCTAATAGTGCTGATGGGTCGGTGTTGCCTGTTACTGCAAGTGCAACAACGGCTGCAAGCATCGAGCGCCCGTATGAGGCAAGTAGGGCTTTGTCTTTAGGCTTCAACATCTTTGGCTCCTTCTTTCGCTTTTGATTTTAGCCCGTTTGAGGCCACTAAGCCTGACAACGTGCCGGTCATAAAGACGGTCAAGGTTGATAGCAGGTCTATAAATGCGGAGTCGTTAGGGCTTTGATGGCCAATTGGTTGAGTCACGAACATCAGCGCGTAAACAAAGCCCAGCACGGTGATTGCAAACACGCTGGCAAGGATGATTCCGACAACAACGATTAGTCGAGCGTGAAGCTCCTCGGGTTTAAGGCGTGCTCTCATAAATCAAATCCCGTGTGCACGTTCCAGATGGGTTGCAAATCGGTGGTTCGCATTCTGGTTTTTGCCAGTTGATTGGGTCTTGGCATGGGTAACGGTATGAGCCGTCATAACCGCATCCAGCGCATGCCCACAAGACGACTGCTATTAGCGCGCCGTATCCGATGAGGTAACGCCATTTCATTATTACGGGTGAACAAATTGAACAGTAAAACGGGCGCTAATTGTTCGGTTTGCTGATGTGCTGTTTGTTTGTAAAAGTCTCATTTCAAGATAATCGGTTGTACCGTTACAAAAAACATATCCTGACAAAGCAAAGTCATCGTCTTGTCCGCCCGTGTCCATCTGAACTGGAATTGTTAGCGCAGCGCCGTTTTTTATTAGACCCATGAGTGCGCGAGTTGAACCTGCTGCAACAATGTCATTGACTTGCATTGTTATGAAATAATATCCCGAAATGTTTGGGGTAATACGGCTGGTATTTGTGCTTGTGCTGTGCCAGCCAAGCGGGTCAAGTACTTCGGTGCCAAATGTAACTTGTGTTACAGTAGCTGCTGCAAGAACAAACGAAGCATTTTCCAAAATACACAACGGAATAGCGTTATTCAATTCTGATGCCGTCAATACCTGTCCAGCTGTGAACGTGCCAATTGTTGCCATGGTGTCTCCTATCCTAAAGCATTTACTGTGTCAAGTGTGCCATACAACAAGTCATCCAAAATAAGGTTATACAGCACGGTGGTTGGGGCTGTTGAGTACAGCACGCGGTGGCCTGTAGCAAAATCGAGGTAATGCTCGATTCCTTCTACGCTTAAATCTTGGGTTAATTGTTCTGTGCTGCCACCACTTGGAAACGTTTTTTCAACGCTGATCGTGTCACCAATTTCAATGGTTGTTAGCGTGTCCCTTTCGGCATTAGTCAGCATCAGAAATTTGGTTTCCACCGATGTAAATCGTGGCTGTGGTAATGGGTTGAGCAAATAAATAGCTGCTTCTTGCACGTCGGCCGCGGTATGCAGCAGGCTGTTTGTGATGCTTGACGTTTGGGTAAAGTACAAGGCAATTGAGCCAGGGTTTGTGGCCGTATACGTATCGCCATCTAACGCGGTTACGACCGATCGGTTGATCACAGAATCAGCTTCAAACGAGATGCCTAAACCGTCATAATTAATGCCTGTGCCATCATCGTTGAAACTGGCAACCGATGGCGTCAACGTGGTTCCTATGCGTTCTTGGAATGTAAGCGTGCCGTCCCTTGACATAAACACACGCCCAAACTCGGCTGTTTCGTTGATTTGGGTTATGTATTGCAAAACGTTTGTGCCGGCAGGAATGTTGTATGCGCTGTCATGGCCAAGTTCTACGGTGCCTGTAGCGATGTCTCGTTGCAGGGCAGGGAAATCTACTTCTGGTAGGTCAAGGATGGTTTCTATGCGCTCACCTGATAGTTCGGCTGACGGGTTGTAAGCGTCTAGATAGGTTTGGGCTAATAGATAGAACTGGTCAGCGCAGTACACGGTCACGGTGTCTAAACCGCCTAGAGCAAAGTTGTAGTCATAGTTGACGACATAGCCAGAAAACAAGTATTCAGGCGTGTCGGTTGAGTCGTAGCGGATGAGCTGCACTTTACGCAATGGCGCTAAACCTGGCTTAGATTGCGGTGTGTCATAATACGGGCTGTTGTCATCAAACGGGTTAAAAATACCGTCCACGTCTCGAATGGTAAATGACATTGTTCCAGCGCTGAACTGATCACCAACGTCACGACGACCACGTTTAACCATCACCTTGGTGCAATCTGCCATTACATCTGCGTATTCGGTGTTGCCGTCAAGCACAAAGAACGTGTTGTCAAGCACTCCTGATGTTGTGTTGTCAAGCGTGAATGCGTTGACGATGAATCCTGTTTCTATTTGCAGGTCGTAATTGCCTGAATCAACAACCGCGACGCCAGACATTAGGCAATGTTCAGAGCCAACGGCCCTGCACTCCGTGAGTAGGCGCGCAAAGCGTTGACAACTGATTGACCAATTTCGGCGCTAGTTGCCAAACCGCCAGTCACGTTGATAGTTACTCCGCCACCTGTGCCCATGCGATCTAATGGCACTACGGCTTCTGGGCCTGCTTCACCGATCAACGCCAAAGTTGGTGAGGTTACGATGCCACCGTCAGCCATTCGAGGAATGCTGTTACGACCAGGTGCAGGCGTAGTTGCTGTACCACCTAAACGCGGTACAGAAATTGTTGGTGCTTTCGGAATATCTGGCAGTAACGGGATGGCGTTGTAGGCGCTAATGATTGCGTTAACCGCGCCAATCGCCGCGTTGACCATGCCGGCAAAGAACCCTGTGATGGTGTTAACGATGGCGTTGACGCCCGTTTTAAACCATTCAAACTTGTTGTACGCGGCAACCAAACCGACAATCAATAACGCTACGCCTGCAGCGATCAGACTAAATGGGTTAAGTGCCATGGCAATGTTTGTGGCCACGATTGCAGCTGCAACCGCGCCAATCGCGCCAGCAATAAACAGAAACGCTTTCGGGTTGTCTTGAGCCCACGCAGCAAATTTGTTAAGCACAGGTAGCACGGCTTCAAGCACAGGCAACAGCGCGGCACCGATTGACTCTTTGGTTTCTCCAATTGAGTTTTTCAGTATTTTCATTTTTCCTGCAGCGGTTTCGGCGCTCTTGGCTGTGGCTCCGCCAAAAGTTCCGCCAAGCACGTCCATGATTTCGTTTAGGCTTGCGCCTTCTTTGATCATGGTCGCCATCTCTGGGCTTAAAGATCGAAGCGCCTTAAAATTGCCTTGGTAAGCCTTGGCGAGCGCGTCAGCAACGGTGCTGGAATCCATTTGCAGACCTGTGCTTATGTCCATGACAAGGTTCATGTCCTTCATCGCCATGTCAACATCTTTTGTACCGCGCACCAACGCCTCAAGGCTCTTGCGGTAATCGGTGTCAGCAATACCCGATGCTCGAGACATTGCGCTGATCTGGTCTTCAATCTGTGCGGTCTGCTTAGCGCCAGCACCAGTCACATTTTGCAAAGTAAGCGCTAACGCCGCCTGCTCCTGCTGATCTTCCATTGCCGCCTTGGTTGCGTCACCAAGCGCCAAAGCCAAACCGCCAAGCGCCGCAGCTGCCGGCACCGCCGCTTTCTTAATAGCAAACTGGGCTTTCTCCGAGGTTGTTTCCAGTTGCTTAAATTGGGCAATAGCCTTTTTGATCCCTTTGCCGTCAAACTCTGAAATGATCGGGATATTGATTGCCATTACGCGGTCTCTCTATTCGCTTCATCCATAACGCGCTTGACCAATTGCTCCATCTCGGACATGACATCACTTTGGCGTTGCTCGTACGCTTTCCACATTACTCGCGAACGACTGCCATAGCGTGCAGTTAGCGCGCGTCCAAGCGAGCCAGCCATTGACGTGTCAAACATCGTGCCGGTAGCACCTTTCCATTGGATGCCAAAGGTGCCCACGTTGGTGGTGTTTCCGTTGTATTCCTTGATCGCTCGAGTATTGATTTTGGCAGCGATCTTTTGTTTCATGCCAGGTATCCACGGCAACATCTGGAACCCTGACCCTGTTTTCCAATTGCGCGACATACCAGACAACGGGACGCCAGTAGGCACAAGCTTGTTGGCGTCATCAATAACAGGCTGGACAATTTTCTTGTAGTCCTTGGTGATTTCACGGCGCAAAGACTTGTCAATCTTGTTAAGGGTCTTCAAAGCATCTTTAAGCCCGACGACCTCAACCCTTGCCAATACTTCCGCCACGTTATTTCCTTTTTTTGTTTGCCTCGTTAAGCACTTTAATGACCGTTGCTATGTCTCTTGAGTCAAACTCTATGTTGCTAGGCCACCAACCGACCGCAACCAAAATCTCTGCTAGTTGGCGACGGTAGGTGCCGCGTCCGTAGGGTTTGGGTCAGTCTCATCCAATACCGGCATAATCTCCAGCTCTGGGTTCTTACTAATCCAATCGCGCCAACTGTCACCGACCTGCTCGCCTTTAAGTTTCAAGATCGTGTGCATCCAACAGCAGTAATCGCTATAAAGCGGTTGCGTTGACAGTTGCTGGATGTTGCGGCGCTCGAGTCTCTCCCACTCGGTGACCACAAACAGGTTTGTGTAGTAATACTCGGGTGCGCTGTCGGGGGTGCGCTTTAACTGCAATTTGATTTTCATGTGTCTCCTATGTCGGCTTGGAGCCGTTGTTTATACGGTGGTGTCAATCGTTAACGCGCCACCCATGAACGTGATGTCATAGGTTGACAACTCGCCAAGCGATGCGTTGATAACTGGCAATGACTCAAGGTAGCAACCAGTCAAAATGAACTTTGGGTTGGTTGCTGATTCGGAACCTGCAGCTGGTTGCAACGTAATAGTGGTTTTTGTGCCGACCAATGGTTGCAGGGTTGCGTAGGTTTCGGTTGCTGCAAACGATGCGTACATCGTCAAAGTCACTTCATTGTTGACAAGGCCTGCGGTGTATGAACGCGAATTGGTGCCGAACGCGGTGTCTTCAAGCGCTTCAACCAGGTAGGTCAAGGTTGCTGCGCTGCACATGTCCGTCAAATCAACTGCGTTGATGGTAAGGACTGGGTTCGAGAGATATGTTGCTGATGCCATTTAATGCTCCTTAGTTCTGTTCTGATAGTAGATGATTTGTGTTGTGTTGTAGTGGATTACGATTTCTGGGCTTGGATAGCGCAATCAAGGTCATAGCACGGGTACAACGCGCCACCAATCTCAAGGCTTGACGGACGGCCAGCCATCACAATGATTGGTGAGCCAAGCACGCTTGCCACAATGCTAAGAATCTGACGAAGTACCGGCAGACCTGCTGGGCCTGACCCGATTACTTTGACAGGAAACTCAAGGCGCACCACGTTGCCATTGCCAGCGTTTGTGATGAAATTTGGCGCGTCAAGGTACACGCAGTTAGGCACAAGTTTTGTTGGGTCGTTTACAACACGCAGACCAGACACAGCGGTAAGCGTCGCGGTGACGTCATCAATCGCTTCGTTAAACAGGTCGGTGTAAGCCATTAGGCAACCGCTGGACGAGGGATGCCTAAGAGCTGCTTAACGATCGGCGTCAGGCTTTGCTGTGGTGCTGAACCCATGCCGTCAAACGTGGCGTAGGTTGCCTCTATTGACCCTCTGGAGCGCCACAGAGCGGCGCAATACATCAAAGTACCCAAAGTGACGTCACCGCTAGGAGAGGTCGTCAGGGAGTCGATATAGCCTGACTCCTGCCTTCTGCGAAACGCAAACTGGCATCCAGCCGACACCGATTGCGTCAACAACGTGTAATCGTCCGACGGGTTAGCAATCGTGATGCCAAGGTAAGACATGACTTGCGCGGCCGTTACCCAGGTGCATATAGGGTCATTGGCAACGGTGCCAGTCGCCGCGGTTCGCTGAACTCCGTCGGCTGTTTTAGCGTAAAGCACTTGATCGGCAATTGGTACTTGATAGTCGTAGAGCAGATCGCCTTGTGTGTCAATGCCCAAAAACAAATACTGTGGCAATGCGCGCACGGTATATGTGCCGTTAAATGTTGCGTCTACTCCAGCGACCGTGATTGAACTGCCGACTGCAATCTCGCTGGGGGTCAGGAGTTGCAGTACGGCAAAGTTATCAATCAGGTACTTGTTAGTAACTGTGTAAGTAGCCATGGCGGTTAAGCCGCCTTTCTACTAGGAAACGGTGATCTTTTGTACTTGTGTCGAGTCAGCGATGAACGTTGAAACGTACCCTGCGTACGAGAAATTGCGTCCCAAAGTAGATGGCAACTCAACTGACATGAGCCCACGGATTTGCTCATAGAACTCGATTGCTGCACCGCGTGCTACAACCATTGTTCCTGCAGCAAAGTTGCGGTCAGCGACAAGGTTCAAGCCAAATGGGTTGAAGGTGTTTGCCACGGTGATGTTTGCTGAGCCCATTCCGTTTACGCCCATGAGGCCAGATGCTCCCACGTATGGGAAGACTGGTCGCTTGTCTGCGTCCAACTGTGCACCCAATGCTTGCCATACGTTTGGCGAAACAAAGATGTGGTCTGGAAGGAAGTTGGTGTCAAGCAACATGTTGTAAGCGGCGGTGTAAATTGCCGAAATCAACGTTGATGGGTCGTTTGCGGTTACTGACCAGGTTGCACCCGATGCAGCTGCGCCAGCGACGATTGCGTCTGCTGCCACGTTGTCCGAAGCAATGAGATATTCGCCGAGCAAGTCATTTAATACGATCTGGAGACTGGCTGGATCGGTGAAGTCGACGTCCTGTACTGACAACGTGACCTGACCGGCAAGAGTGGTTTTGCTGATCGTGTTTGCAGCGATAACCATGGTTGTTGCCGATGTTGGGTCAAACTCTGCAGCCTGTGCGCCAACGCTTGTGTGCGTGGTGATTGTTGGACGAATGAAAGTTTTTGATGCTCCACCGTTTGGCATTGCGCGTGCGCCAATTGCGTTGACAACTGGGCGGATGAAGTTCAGGTCTTGGAATACTGGGCCAAGAACTGGAACTGGCAAGAGACCAGGTGTGTTGGTGGTTGCGATGTCACCTGCGGCTGCTTGTAGTGCAGTTTGCTTTGACTTGGTGTAGTCGTTTACTGCTGCTGCAACGTTGCGGAATGATTCTCCGCCGATGTGCATTGCTGCGAGGTATTCGCCTGGTGTTGGCAAATCAAATTGACGTTTTGCTTGTGCGAAAATTGGTGCAGTAGGGATGGTTGCCTCGACTGCGGTTTCGTTTACTTCGGACATTTCTGGTTTCTCCTCTACTGGGGTTACTTCTTCATTTAACACTACTTCTTCGGGCTCTTGGTGGATACTCGCAGCGACGCTAACAATGTTTGCACCATCTCCAAATGCTCCAATTGGAACTAGGGAAAGTTCCATCCAGTCGGCAGCCTCAATAATCATGGTGCCTTCTTCGTCGTAGGAAAACTTGGTCGGGCTCACGCCAACCGACACCTGATCAATGGTGCCATCTTGAGCCATAACCAAAGCATCGTTACCTAGGCTGGTTGCGCTGATTTTGGCGCTAAACATCATGCCCTGCTCGGTATCTACGCGCTCGGTAACAACACCAACTGGCATGCTTGCGTCGTGGTACATAAACAGGCGCGGTGCTTTGCCCTCGACTGGCAATGAGCCTGGACGGAAGATGACAGCTGTGCCATCCGAAACCGTTGCCGGCACGTTGTAGGGAACGGCGGTTCCGCTGATGGTGCGTCGTGGTGCGTCGCCTTTGGCGGCGTCAAGTGTGAAATCTCCTGCAATTAGTTTGATCATCGTGCTAACTCCTCTTGAGTGTTTTCTCTTACAACTACTTCTTCATCGTCCATGCGATCGGCCATGAAGTTTTCTTCTAGGTATTCATCGGCGTCAAACTCAACGTAAGTTCCGCGCGGTAGCACGTTGTCCATTGACAAAGCGCCAGCAATTGCGTCTGCATAAAGTTTTACACCAAACAAATAAAGGTCGGCGCGCGCTTGTTGTGATGACTGGTATGAGTAAGCGCCAGTAGCAACGCCAACCAAATACGGTGGCACGTTTGCTAGACGCGACATTTCAAGCGCCTGATATTGCGACGCCTCAATCAAAAGCATCTTGTCAGGTGTGCTGTTTGTTTCCGTGTATGTCAAATACTCGTTAAGCGCTGCAGTCTGGTTTGTTGCTCGAGCGGCGTTAAACGCGCTAGCCAAATCAGCAAGTTCTTGCGCGCTAAGTGGTTCTCCACCAGTTTGTTTAAGTACGCCGGCAGGAATGCTTGACGATGCGTTGCGGTTGCGTGCTGCTTCAAGTTTTAGCGCGGTTTCTATTGCGCCTGGAGCCGAGTAGATCATGCCTTGCGCTGGCGATAGGAATTGCACAAGGTTTGTTGGGTCAATTTCTCCGCCTTGGAAATACACCTGTGACGATGGAGCAAACCACACAGGGCCAGCCATGTCGGTCGTGGTAATTGAGCCTGCTGGCAATCGAGTGAACGTGGCAGGGTAGCCGTCGGCGGTGCGTGAAGTGATGTACCAAAACGCGCGACCAAACATCATGAGGTCATCAAGAGTCCAGCTCATAAGGAACTGGAACGAAACTGTTGGGTCTGGTCGGCGCAACCAAGAACGTGGAGCGATGTAAATCTTCTCCATTTCTTCGCCGTTCCAAAACTCGTTGTATGAGCGAAGATTCATTGATCCGATTACCGACGCCATAAGATCGCGCGCACGGTTGATCGTTGGAACGCTGATCGCCGCGTTACGCGCTTCGCCTTCGCGGTAGGTGTAGTACTGGCCAATCATGTTGACGCCAACATTGGACGACGAATAGCCAGGAGCAAAACCGCCTGCCGCAGCTGCCTTGCTTGGCGCTGGGCTTATTGCTGCTTTTTTGGTTTTGTTAAAAATCGCCATGTTCCTACTTTGTCATATAAGTGGCAACCGCGCATGACTTATCCGATTCCGACAAAAGGCAAGGTGCGCGGTCGCCGCGATCATCTTAGTTATTTACCGCGACAAGCATGGGCTTTCCGCTGTTAACTGGACGGGCACACATGCCAATACCCCAGACCATTGTTCGCGCTAACTCAATTGGCCCAGGTGATCGTTTGCTTGATAGCACGATCGTGTTGTCGGTGCGAACAGCAACAGCGCGCTGGACATGTTCGGCAAGCAGTTTTTCTCCTGTGTGTAGCAGTCGCGCTTCGGCAATCATGTTTTTGGCAAGCGGTGTAAACCGTCCAAGTTCGGCATAGCCAACAACGACTCGGCGGCGCTCAATGTTTGGTGGGCAGGTTGCGTCCACGGTCGGCGACAAGGCAAACCTGATCGTTGGGTCTTTGGCTAGTTCTTGCACGTTGTCCCACAGCTCTGTGATTGACTCGGCGATGAATGCCACGGTGACAAGCACCCGACCGTCCGACAAGTTGACGCATCTGGTCGCGCTGTATCGGGAGTCGTCCAGCGAAGACTCGATTGCCACGACGCCACCGCTGGGCACGTCACCTGTGTATTCCAATGACGGCCAACGCCCAGGTTCAATCCATCCGCGCACAACACTCACCCAAAGGTTTAGGGATGCGCGCAAGAACGACGCGCGATCAGGGTTTGTTGATTCCTGCCTAATTGTGTCCATGTCCAACGTGTGACCAAGCGCAGGATTACCCCACGCCCATGACGCAGGATGCAACGGGTCAAGGCTCGGGTCGGGCGACCATTCCGCCATGTACATCGTGGACGGTTCGCCTTTGTCAATAGCTCGAATGCCAGCCTCACGCCAACGCTGAAACAGCACAGATTCTTCCGTGCCAGCAGTACTAAAGAAACAAGCAAGCGGGTTTTTTCTAGCGCGCTGTGCCGGCAAGAGTCCGCCCTCAACAGAGTCAGGGTTGACGTCAAACAACTCGTCCACAATCACTAAGTCAATGCTCATACCGTGACCTTGGTTTGGTTTTAATGCTTTAACCCACCACTTGCTGCCGTCAGGCATGGTGGCCTGGTAACGGCCGTAAGATTTTACGATCTTTGCCCCGTAATACTCCTCAAGGATTGGTGCCAAATCATCAAACAACAAACACGCAAGATCAAGTCTGTGCGCGCCAGATACAACAGTTTGTTTAGTGCCACGTATCTTTGGCATCTCGACTAACCAAGCGAGAATCAGCGCCATGATCACAGTCGTTTTTCCATTTTGGCGCGCCACCGAACAGAGCGTTGAACGATGAACAAAGTGATTGTTCTCATCTACTGCAAGCATTTTTTCAAGTATGTGTTTTTGCCACGGCATGAGCGTCACGCCAAGAACCTTCTGGGCCATGTCCCCCACAAGTCCCCCGAATGAGCTGACGTAGTCCGGGCTGATCGTTTCCAGTCTCGGCCGATCATGGTTGGTTGGCGCTGGTTCAGGCTGATCTGGGCTGGTGGCGACAAAATGATGGATGGGGTATCGGCATGTGTGCCCGTCCTACAAACAGCGCAAAGCCCATGCTTGTTGCAGTAAATAACTAAGATAAACGCGGCGACCGCGCACCTTGCCTTTTGTCGGAATCGGATAAGTCATGCGCGGTTGCCACTTATATGACAAAGTAGGAACATGGCGATCTTTAACAAAACCAACAAAGCAGCGATAAGCCCAGCGCCCAGCGTGGCAGCTGCCGTTGCTGGCGGTTACACAAGTAACGCTGCCGGCGTAAGCATGATCGGCCAGTATTACAGTTACCAAGAAGGCGAAGCACGCAACCGCGCTATCAGCGTTCCAACCATCAACCGCGCACGCGATCTTATGGCCTCGGTCATCGGTTCAATGCCGTTGAAGATGTACAACGAAATGTGGAACGGCGATGACATGGAGAAGGTGTACATCGCTCCGCGCTCATGGTTGCGCCGACCAGACCCAACCGTGCCATATCAATTCATTATGTCGTGGACGCTTGATGACTTGATGATGTTCGGTCGCGCGTTCTGGTACATATCATCACGCACCGCTGACGGCTATCCTGCCACGTTCACTCGACTACCAGCAGGCTCAATTACTACGACCGACATGGTTGGCCCTGTGTGGTTTGCACCATCTAAAGAAGTGTATTTCAACGGTGGCATG